TGGCCGGACTTGCACCGGGTTCTCCGTTGTGTTGTTTAACGGCAGCGGATGCTCTCACCGCACTTCTCGTCACTCAGCGGAACTTCGCCTCATCTTATGTCTATTTATAGAGGTTTTTCGGGCTTGTTCCAACTGAGCTCAACCATCATCCCAACTTGCTTTATCTGTTCACTAGGGCATTCACTGGATCCATCAACTCCAGGACATACTCCACATAAAGTATGCCTGTAGCAAGGTCATTTGCAGCTAGGGCAGACTGAAAGAATGCTCCGGCAGTACACTGACGTGCTGTAGCCTGGTCGCTCACCGTCGACGCCTCAACCAAATACCAACTTTGTGAAAAGTCGGACGGCTGAACGTCCATGACGGCTTCCTGCCACACAGGCACTTGCACATACCGCCGAGAGTTTGCCAATCGCGATAGCGTATTCGCACTCGTCAGCGTGTCTACTGCAGTTGCATCTTCTGGGTCGGTGGCAAAAGCCATGGCAAAGAAGCCACCGGCTGTGGTGCCAACAATGGGACGATAGTGAAACCGTAACTTAGTAAATCTGTATTTACTAAAGTTAATGGCTATCGAACCTGCCCAGGTTAGTCTCTGAACAGGGTTGATGTACACGCCGGAGACACCAAAGGTGTCGCCGGTATCGACGGGCCACAATGCCGACCACACCTCAGTGTTGGCAATGCGAACAACCGCGCCGTTGTTACACGTGGTAGTAATAGCACGCGGAACAACGACCGCTGAGTTCGCCTTCACATTTGTGGCTCCCCCGACTGTTGTCATCAACGTTCCCTGTCCCTGGCGGCCAGCGCCTTGCTGTCCCCGCTTCCTCTTGCCTGTTACAGATGTAGAATTAGATTTCGTCTTGTTGGCCATGGTTGATATCACTCCGCTTGAAAGTTTCTTTTAAAGTAATTTTCCCGCGGGTATGGTCCACTTGGTTAGTTTGGGTCCAAGAACCTCATCCACCATTTCCTTTGAGTCACTCCCAGTCACCGTAGTCTCGTGAAGAGACCTCGCTCTCCCAGTCATCGTCGTCCTCCGCAGGCCAATAACCTGTTTCCTTTGCGAACTGTAGCCGCTTCTTAGCCTTCGCGCGCACATCTCCCATACCGACGGATCGCACCGGTGGTGCTTTGACTTCCCTCGGAATGGTAGGTGGCACACGGCCTAAGACAGCAGCTGACATTATCCGCAATCCAACGGGACGCTGCCCCGGTATGCGACCGCCAGGCGCAATACTGCGCAGCTCAGCTCTCTGCTGTAGCCACTCCAATGGACTGGCATACCTCATCTGAGCCTCTTCTGCGTCTACTGCGTCTGCCCAGTCGTCTAGGGCATCATCCTCGACGATTTCTGTTCCCTCAGCCCAGATCTGAGAAATCCGTTCTGGGGTGAGAGCGTTCAGCAACCCCCTCATGTCACGAATGGTGTACTTCACCGAATCTGCAACAAATACCAGCCTGTTCACCTGAAATTCCACCTCTTTCTCCGCAGCGGCGGTGTGAAGCTGGCGCGCTAGCCCAAAACGGGCAGCTGCAACCAACTTAGCAAACGCACGCTCCTCGCCAGCTGGTGGCACCCCCATGCTGAGCACTAGGCCTCCAATACGGATGGCCGTGCGCACAGAATGGGCTTGCTTCTCTAGCCAGTCGAAGGAAGAATTGTAAGGCAAGCGCGCTATCGCGCGTGGAATGTCAATGTACGGCATCACCATGCCGTTGCGAACGTGAAAGCGATACCCCACAAACAAAAAGGGTTGACGCTCCAAACACTCTCGCACAGTGGTGACGCCGACATGATTGTCCAGTTCTTCTAGGCGAACCACAAAGCCCAGCGACGCACCCTCCTTCTGAATTGCTGACTCAATCACATCCTGAGTCATAGGTAGCCCCTCTTGGCGATGCTTGTGCAGTGTCATGATGACACGCTGAAGGTAAACATCCATCAGCATGTCATTGACCTTAGACTGCAAAGGCATCCCAGATGGACCCCCATGCTTCATCACGGCTGTGATTGATCCAGCAATTACTGTCCTTCGCTGCCTGGCCATCTTGTGCCAAACAGCAGCGGAGACAGGATCAATCTCCTCCAAGCGTCGCCGCAATGCGGCGTGAACAGGCTCTGACACGCTGCTGTGCTGCGTGAGGTCAAACGCACTGCAATCAATTGAAAACAGCGCTACGCCCTCATCCGTACGCACGGCAAGCCATGTGTCGTCGCCACAATGCAGACGAGCGTAACCTGTACTGGCTAACTGCCAGTCCATGTGGGTCACTAGCGCGTCCGCACCGCCGCCTGTGAGGGCGTGGCCCATCACCGTGGCTAGGTATCGGTCACCAACAACTGGGGTGGTAGCCAGCGTTCCTGTGCTCCTCTCCAATACCTGCGTGGCCTGTTGCATAATCAGTGTCAGAGGGCGACCAATTACGTTGTAGAAACGCAATGCTCCGCCCTCTACTTTCGACCATTTGTACATGTCCGATTTGGCCTTACCCCGCACTGTGAACAACAACGGGTCTCGCGCCTCCAAGGCGGTCAAATGACCGTCCATGTTGGAGCGATGGGACTCTAACTCGTTGCGCAGTGCAGCGGCGTATCGTAAGCAAGCTTCCCTGGCCTCAGCGTCACGGAACTTCCCCATGGTGGGGAAACCGTTCTCAGCATCAGCGACAACCTCTACCTCCCCTTCTTCCATGGCATCTGCGAAAGCAGCTGACAAGGAAAGACGGGTGGCTGGTAGAGGGCCACTGAGGCCGCACTGAGCCAGCGCAATCTCCACCTCGCGCGCGGTGGGAGGGACCAAGTCCCTACCTGCCCCGCGCT